TAGATTGAACATCAATCTGTTTGGATAATTACCTATTTTAATTTTCATCTACCATCTCAACGTGTATATTGGATTGAACTAAGAACTCAATACCACTCCCATAGTTAAGAGAGTCGTATGCGTTCCTATAATATACTGCAGAGATACCGCTTTGCAGGATTAGCTTTGCACACTCCAAGCACGGCTCATGTGTACAAAATATAGCAGCATTATCACAGCTTTCATTGCTTTTGGCAACCTTTGCTATTGCATTACTTTCAGCATGGAGTACTTCTTTCTTTGAGCGGAGCTCATGGTAAGGATGTTCTTCGTGGCTGATTAGGTCTTCACAAGCATTGTCCCAACCAGATGGCATACCGTTGTATCCAATGCTTATGATACGGTTATCCTTAACGATAATAGCTCCTACCTTTAGCTTCTTTGCATAGCTTAGCTTTGAGAACCTCTCAGCTACATCCATATATGCTTCTTTAAACTTTTTCTTCATTTTTCGCTTTCTTGTTTTTACTCTTACGGCTTTCTTCGAACGACTTAATAAAGTTGTCGATGTATTCTTGACTATCGGCGTCATTCTTGATCGTGTCATTGAAATTAACGTCGCTGTCATGATCTTGTCGATCACTAGTAGCCTCGTCAATGTTTAGACGTTCAGACATTTTGAACTTAATGTACAGCTGCTTTTTCTCTTTATCGATGCGACGAAGGAAAGCAAAGTAAATAATCTGAGTAAAGTAAGCAAATGGATTCTTTGACTTTTCTGGATTGAAGTTATCAATGTACTGCATGCAGTTCTCGATACCATCACAGATCATCTCGTCACGAAACGAGTAGTTGATAAAGTTTGGTTTGTGAGATAACCTTGTCGCAATTTTCATGAAGCATTCACCAATGTACGGAGGTACTTGAGGTTTTGGCTTCCCAGATTCTTTGGCCGCGGCGACCTTCTCGCGATAGTCGATCATAGCCTGTAGAAAGTCAGGGTTGTTAATATAATTTGCTCTTTTTCTAGCCATAAGTTAGTTCTCTAGTTTAATTTTGTACATCTTGTAATCAAACTGTTCTTCGTTGTAAATCTTAACACGTTCGTACAAATGTCTTAACGTATGATTTACACTCTTCTTGTATTGAAGATCGTCTGCAATATCATACAACGTGCAAACAGTTTTACTATCACTCTTTCTCAACCCGCGGCCAATAGACTGTAGATTGCGAATCCGAGACTTACTAGGGCTAGCAAACACGATGTTATGTAGATTACGTATGTTAATCCCAGTACTGAATGTTCCGTAAGAAGCAATGATGATTGCGTTTGATTCCTTCTCCGTGATGGCACGGATACTCTCTCTGGTATCGGCATCTGTTCCTCCAAATACAAAAAATACCTGACGACCCTTTGCAACTTTATTGCTGACCATATCATACAGCACTTTACCATGTTTTTCAACAAAGCTAAACAGGACTAATGTGTTTCCTTCTAACGATAATGTTAGGTTAGATATAAAGTTGTTACGTTTATCATTCTGTGTAAGAAAGTCCATCTCTTCATGGAACTTATCTTCTTTATGAGCTTTCTTTGTAAGCTCACTATACTTCAATACAAGTATCTTAATCTTGAGGTCTGCTAGTGTGTTACCTTCAATAAGCTGCTTGGTCTTTACGAAAGACTTGACCGTGCCAAACAAACCTTCTAACACTAACTTGTGCGTCTCTGTACCATCTAATGTACCTGTAAATCCAAACCGGTACTTGCAATCGCTTAACCTCGTCATAATGGTAGTGAGAGACTTTGCTTTGAATAGATGAGCTTCGTCACCAATTACTACATTAAACTGATCAAACCATTTCTTTGGCATCTTATAAATTGACTGCCAGGTAGTTATGGTTATGTCCTCGTCAATAAACTCTTTATCGACTCCGGCACTTATCAGCTTACACTCTTTCTTGTAGCCATAGTCCTTAAAGTCACTATACATCTGACGAACTAGAGATACTGTTGGTACTACAATCAAAGTCTTTTCATTATAGAACCTTGATAGTAGATATATGATTAGAGACTTACCAGATCCAGTAGGTGACAAGATCATTGATCTGTTGTTACGGATACAGTGTGTAAATGCTTCTAGTTGATACTTACGTGGTTCAAATGGAAGATTAATTTCATTAGAGTACTCGACCGCTTCTTGAAATGAGAACTCTTCTTGCAGTTCTAGATGTGAGTCGAATTCTAAATCATAGTCTCTCTCATCACAAAAGCTCTTTAGATAAGGTAACAGTCCAACATACAATCCGTTGTTACGATTATTAAACAGTCTTATACGACCATCCCATTGCCTACGCTTAAACGCTGGCATAAACTTATACCCAGGTGCAAAGAATGAAAAGAACTCATTCAGCTCCTGTGCAATACCCTGGTTACAGTTGACCTTCAAGAAGGTCTCATTCACTTTCTCAATTACTAACAATTCTCTATACGCCGAACTGGGTGAGTTTCCTCCAGTTGATCGCTGCATTAATATGGAAGCCTCTATTGTTTATACTTTTCATAATATCTTCCAATAACGAAACAACTTGCTCTTGATACACCATGCGGGTAACAAGATCAACCATCTCCTGGTCGCCTTCAATGTATTGAGACACGTCTGCCTTGAGAACATGCTTCTCCCAAGGGTCGCGTCCAATTTGTTTTAGGTCTTCAGGATTATTCAATTCACCACGATAATATTCACTCAGCACTTTGTTGAGCGACTTATATTGAATCTTGTATTTTTTGAGTTTGAGCTTCTGCTCATAGAATAGCTTTAGGTATTTACCATGCAGTACAGGTACGTTTAATGACTCTGTATCCAGATCAACATCATCTATCTTGGCATCTTGCTGCCACATCTCAATAATCTGTTCGATCTTCAAGGTTTGTATCCTATAACGTGTAGATGTCTGCTTGTGATTGGCTCTACACTTTTTATGTTGATAAAGCTGTGATCATCATACAACTTTGTTAAAGTCTGTTTGTCATAACCACTTTTGTGTACTGGCCACGTGTCTTCAAACTGATCATTCTGCCATCCCCATAGACCAGCTTTGGCTTGCTGCAACTCTCTGGGTGTACTTCTTCTTTTCCACTGTTCAATGTGGAAAGTTATGTTAGGGACAATCATCTCACATATTCCACCAGATATCAACAGTCTATACCACATAGAAAGGACGTATTCACCTTGTTCGAATGTTAGGTGTTCAAAAAAATGTCTGGAGAAAATGTGCTCGACCGTTTCATCTTCTACGTGATGGTCGAGTTCCCATGCTGTACAAACAAAGTCTACACCAGGTACATCTCTAATATCATTTGTCAGAAAGCCTTTCTTGGTAGGGTTAGTACCACAGCCAACTTCTATCTTCATAATTAAATCTTTTCAATTGTATATAATCTGTACCTAAAAGTAACTGTAGCTCTGAGATATTCAACATCGGTCAGTGTACTATCAAATGACAAATCAGACAACGATATAGGAAACATATCTTCAAACACTACTTTTACGTTTGAGTTCTGATGACTAGACAGTACCATTAAGGTACCATCACTAAACACTTTAGTAGCATCTGATTGTGCTGATACAGTAGATGATGTTCTGAGCAAAGTAGAGTATTGCTCAAACGATTCTGGGAAGCCAAGTCCCCTTAACCATTCGTAGATTTCAAGATAGTTAGACATATCTTCGTCTACTAGGAAAGTAATGTCAAGTGGTTCAAATGACAACTTGGTGCCTGGGGTAGGCAACTTGACAAACGGATCCTCTAAGTCGAACTGACCAAGAGACAAGGTAGGCAACCGTACGTTTTGTACAAAGTAGTTTGTATTAGGAGTACGATTAAGTACAAACCTAAAACCTAACGGTGATAGGTAACTTTTGTTACTTGGTTGATTATCCATTACAGCCATATCGTCCTCCTACATTATTTATCCAGACAAAAAAAACGGGAGCCGAAGCTCCCGTCCAAAATCGCCCTTACGGGTCTTTTTATTACATCAGGTTCGTTACTGAAACAAGGCGGTAGTATACGTTCTTGTTGTTGAAGCTGATTGTACCATTGCCGGCAGTAGCGCCTTCTGCAAATGGGTTAGCAACCATGCCGTAACGAGTCTTGAAGCCAATCTTAGGCTGGAAGGTGTCCTCACCAACCGCACGTACCATTTGCAGAGGTACATATGGGCAGTAGAAGATACCAGCATCAAAGGCGCTAGAGCCCTTGTAGCCAAGAGTGTAGTACTGGTTACCAGCTGAAGAGCTGAAGTATGGATCGATGTAAACACGGATCCGACCATTCAGTACACCAGCGAAGGTGTTACCAGTGTCATCTACGTTCAAGTTAGCAGACAGTGCAGGAGTGTAATCCAGAACGCCAGCCATCTGAAGAGCAGAAGCTACGTCAGAAGAGCAGATCAGGATGTTACCCTTACCGCGACGAGTGTCTTTGGCAATTTGGTTAGCGTCACGCTCGATCTGGAAAATCAGACCCTTGAAGCGCTCTACTGACCAACGACCGTTGGAGTCTACGTCGAGGTTGAAAGTACCGGCCGAAGCAACGTTCTGCTGAGCACCAGCTGTAGCAGTGTAGTTGATCGTTCGGACAACTTCACGGTTGATTTCAGCCAGGATCTCAGCTGACAGGATGTTAG